TACCATACGGCGTCGCCCTCTTCACGAGGGCGTGGATTGAAATCGTTTTCGATATGGCTTAGTTGTGATTTGTTTGAGCGTCGCCCTCTTCACGAGGGCGTGGATTGAAATTTTTGCGTCCGACATTGCTTCGTTGCTTATGCCGTGTCGCCCTCTTCACGAGGGCGTGGATTGAAATGCAAGGTGATTGATCTATGGCAGAGTATTATAGCGTCGCCCTCTTCACGAGGGCGTGGATTGAAATATGTTACAAGCAAGTTTGTTAAACATTAGCGCATGTCGCCCTCTTCACGAGGGCGTGGATTGAAATTTGCGCTTCACCGCCATTACTGGTATGACATTATGTCGCCCTCTTCACGAGGGCGTGGATTGAAATATCAAGCCGGCAATAGTATTGATACATATATTAGGTCGCCCTCTTCACGAGGGCGTGGATTGAAATTATATTCCGTTTGTAATAAAAAGTAAAAGGGTAGAGTCGCCCTCTTCACGAGGGCGTGGATTGAAATTTTTATTGCCTTGTGTCAAATCCGCTACCGTCAAAGTCGCCCTCTTCACGAGGGCGTGGATTGAAATTCAGACGGCACAAAGCCGTTTGACTATGTTTACGAGTCGCCCTCTTCACGAGGGCGTGGATTGAAATAAACCGAGCGGAGCGGTTAATCTCCACAGAAAGAGTCGCCCTCTTCACGAGGGCGTGGATTGAAATAAAAAATCAGTTGTTCCCGATACCTCAAGCGGTGTGTCGCCCTCTTCACGAGGGCGTGGATTGAAATTCGCCGTTCACTTTGACGATTTCTGAGCGCACCTGTCGCCCTCTTCACGAGGGCGTGGATTGAAATTTATCGAGCTTGAAAAAGAACAGCAGACAAAGCGTCGCCCTCTTCACGAGGGCGTGGATTGAAATCTTGCCGTTATGCACCACGGTCACGGGTAATAAGTCGCCCTCTTCACGAGGGCGTGGATTGAAATGCTATTTGTGTTGGTGGAACGTATCGAAAACGCAGTCGCCCTCTTCACGAGGGCGTGGATTGAAATAGAAATATCTTTAAATTGCCGAAAAAGCCATTCAGTCGCCCTCTTCACGAGGGCGTGGATTGAAATTGATCTACAGGTAACATCAATGTATCTGCACTTAGGTCGCCCTCTTCACGAGGGCGTGGATTGAAATACTGATGGGTACTTGCTTTACGCAGATTACCTCACGTCGCCCTCTTCACGAGGGCGTGGATTGAAATGTACCACGCTATAAATCGCAATGGATGAATCTCATGTCGCCCTCTTCACGAGGGCGTGGATTGAAATCATCCCAATTCAGACGCATTTTAACACAATATATGTCGCCCTCTTCACGAGGGCGTGGATTGAAATTTCCTGCGGATATAGATGAGAATATGTGTTCCAAGTCGCCCTCTTCACGAGGGCGTGGATTGAAATTGAGCAGATTTGCTGACTTAAGAGGTTCTGCCATGTCGCCCTCTTCACGAGGGCGTGGATTGAAATAGAGATTGCATGGTGGAAATCGCAAGGCTTTTTTGTCGCCCTCTTCACGAGGGCGTGGATTGAAATTGGACAGCTTGTGTAAATGCGAGAGTAAACAAAGTCGCCCTCTTCACGAGGGCGTGGATTGAAATTCTGTTTTAGATGGTTATGATGTTGAGCGCATGGATGTCGCCCTCTTCACGAGGGCGTGGATTGAAATGACTCTCCACAAAATTGCATCAACAATCTTGAAAGTCGCCCTCTTCACGAGGGCGTGGATTGAAATATGATACAGCCGTCAACAAACAGGTGATCTATCGTCGCCCTCTTCACGAGGGCGTGGATTGAAATACGAGCGTTAAAAAGCAGCGTAACCGTATAAAACGTCGCCCTCTTCACGAGGGCGTGGATTGAAATTCAACGAGCTTTCCGCCGTATGTTTCGAGCCGTTTGTCGCCCTCTTCACGAGGGCGTGGATTGAAATATTGGCATTGAGCTCGACGAGGGTTATTTTAACACGTCGCCCTCTTCACGAGGGCGTGGATTGAAATAGCGTAAGCTATTCGGGCGGATCGTGCAGTGAGGTCGCCCTCTTCACGAGGGCGTGGATTGAAATAATCCTGCAAAGTGTATCGGATATGCGCCACATTGTCGCCCTCTTCACGAGGGCGTGGATTGAAATTCCTTTGCAATTACTGCTGTAGGGTTTGTTGCTCGTCGCCCTCTTCACGAGGGCGTGGATTGAAATAGACCTACCCTTGAATACCGCAATCCTGAAACAGTGTCGCCCTCTTCACGAGGGCGTGGATTGAAATAAGCTGAAGCCGACTGCCGACAGATACCATATCGTCGCCCTCTTCACGAGGGCGTGGATTGAAATAAAAGTTCCTGTACGATAGCCTGCGGGTCCCTGCGTCGCCCTCTTCACGAGGGCGTGGATTGAAATATCAATTATCCTCATATCAATGTTTATTTGTGTATGTCGCCCTCTTCACGAGGGCGTGGATTGAAATCTTTGCACCCTTTGACATACCCGCACACTTGATAGTCGCCCTCTTCACGAGGGCGTGGATTGAAATTCTTCCGCTCTTTGCTTTGCGGTGTACAACGCTCAGTCGCCCTCTTCACGAGGGCGTGGATTGAAATATCAACCGGGCTTATGTACAAGGGGCTGAATGCGGTCGCCCTCTTCACGAGGGCGTGGATTGAAATATCCAAGAACAAGATACAGGGTGTAGCTATGGAAGTCGCCCTCTTCACGAGGGCGTGGATTGAAATTATCAGAGCAAAGGATGGCAGTCAGACTACAGCTGTCGCCCTCTTCACGAGGGCGTGGATTGAAATGGCAGCAATCTCTCAAATTGGTACAACGAAGTCAAGTCGCACTCTTCACGAGGGCGTGGATTGAAATAGTTCTCAGCTGGGAAAAATGCTGATTGCTATTTAGTCGCCCTCTTCACGAGGGCGTGGATTGAAATCATCGGAATGCAAGGGAAACATCATAGAAATTAAGTCGCCCTCTTCACGAGGGCGTGGATTGAAATAGCTATAATTACGCTTAGCGGTCAAGATAAAGCGGTCGCCCTCTTCACGAGGGCGTGGATTGAAATATCAAGACGTACTCGTTCACTTCGCATTTGAACGTCGCCCTCTTCACGAGGGCGTGGATTGAAATGCGGATGGAAAATTACTATGACAAAAGCCGCCTTGTCGCCCTCTTCACGAGGGCGTGGATTGAAATCATTTTGGCACTGCGTCAAGTCCGCCGAGTTTGTGTCGCCCTCTTCACGAGGGCGTGGATTGAAATAGGCGTATATTATATATATCACCTCATACCACTGTCGCCCTCTTCACGAGGGCGTGGATTGAAATTTTCTGCCATGTCCGATGCGACTGTCACCGCAATTTTATTCAAAAGCATGGCTTGAAGTTGATGATATTCTGTTTCACAATCCGTAATTCATGCCGTTAGGAGATGAACAACATGGAAGAATTAAAAGAGCCTGTGAAAAATTCGGAATTGCATATAAACGCTCAGAACTGCCCTGAAGGTTGTTATGAAGAATTAGAAAAGTTAAAAAAGAATATCAATACGCCGATATTGAATCTAAGCATAAAGGTTTTCACGGACGAGATGACAGATCGGCAAAAGAACTTATGGATTTAACCATAGCTTTTCGTAAACGAATTAAAACCATAAGAGATAAATACAACGTTTAGCACATTTTAGAGAACGTTTCCGGCTGCCGAAAAGAAGATGCGGCAAACCACAAACATTTCGTCACAGCTTTTTATCGAATTTTTCGCCGGCAATAAAAATGCTTCTAAAAGCAAGAAAACGTAAACGAAAAATCAAGATCGGAGTAAGTTATATGTTTGATTATACGATTTGCAATGCACCTGATTCGGATATTTTTTTAAGGCAATGCAAGGCTTTGGAGAAAAACATTCCGGACTTGAAAAAGAGCGAAATACTAATAGATATAGATGGTTCACAAATCGCTGTCTATTTTAAAGACGGCAAAAAGGTGACGGTTCATAACAGTTACTATGTAGGTGCGGTTTATATTCAGTCAGAGTTCAATTTAACAACATTTTTCCCGACAAAAGAAAGAGGTGATAAGTAGTGAAACCATATATAGTCCAATTAGAAATCGATGACCGTAAATCTATTATATATTGCAAGGATGGGGCAATATACAAAGGGCGATGCATCGGTGATTGTATCGTTACAAATGATGACGGTGAAGATGAAGACGGTATTCGTTATCAAACTAATGACGGATATGAAATTCTTTTAATAGATGATGACATTGAATCCGTCAAATTTATTGATTAAGCACCATTTCAGGAGTGTTTTTCTTATGGTAAAAAGGAGATAGGGTTTACATATTAACTTTTAAACAGCACTTTCACGGTGCTGTTTTTTATATTACCCGTTTTACAAAAAAATCGTTATGGATGAAAAAACCACAACATCGGAGCCTTGCAAACGCCGAAATAGGCGTTGATACAGAGCATCTGGGCGATATAATTCAGAGTGCGTATATGCAGACGGTTTTCGATGTGACGAAGGGTGCGGATTACCGTGCGGCTTTTGATTTAATTCCCGAAAGCCGTGTGAAAGCTATTCTGTCTACTAACTGGAGCGGTCAGATGTTCTCCCAGCGTGTCTGGGATAACACAAACGCACTTGCAGACGGGCTGAAGCACGATATGCTTGTGGGCATTATGGCAGGAAAGTCCGAGCAGCATATGGCGGACGATATAATGAACCGCTGCGGTGCCGGCGCTTTCGAGGCACGCAGGCTTGTCCGGACGGAAACCACCTGCGTTGCGAATATGGCGGAGCTGTATGGCTACAAGGAGCTTGAGATTGACGAATACGAGTTTTCCGCCTGTCTTGACAGCCGCACAAGCGATCTATGCCGTGAGCTTGATGGTAAGGTGTTCAAGCGCAACAGCGCACAGGCAGGTGTAAATCTTCCGCCTATGCACCCGTTCTGCCGTTCTACAACGCTCCCTGTTCTGCCGAGCGAGGAGGATCTTGATAAAGAGCTTGCCGAACTGGGCGATGAGATAGGCGCAGATGTTGACTTTGACGAGTGGGAGCGGAACTTACAGCAGGGCGAGGACGGCAAGTGGCGATACGTTGCAGGAAGTGCGGGTAAAGTCAAAGCGGATAAACCGATGAGGTTTGCAGGGGATGGTGTTGACAAATCAAAGAAAAATGGTATAATTAACAACAGAAAATTAAGTATAAGTGATAGAATACTTGAATGGAATGACGAAGATAAAATTCTGGAATACAGTCCAGACGAAGTTGAAGCTGAATTGCTAAAAAGTGAAATTGGTCGAGAAGCTAATGAGTATATAGTCGATAATAATATAATCATTAATTTTGATTATTCACAGTTTTCGCTTTTTGATGAAGAACTCTGTTTAGGTGAAGTTATTTCTTCAAAAGATATAGCAATCTATCCCAATAATTGCAAAAGTGTATCAGCTTTAGCAAAAACAATAATTCACGAAGTAGAGCACTTAAAAATTAACAGTGATTATAACACTCAAAAAGAAGAAGTAAGGTGTAAGTTGGCTGAAATAAAGCATACTAAGAATAATTATGATTATTCTGATATAAGGAGAACCATTACAGAAGTGAAAAAAATAAATGGATACAACGGAATGTCTTGGAGGTAATTTATGAACTATAGTTCTTATTCAGAATTTGCAATTAAACGTAAAGAACTGTATGAAGGAAAAGTAACCAAAATCCCATGTCCTGAATGTAGTGGCGGCTATATAAGCAAAAGTAATGCTCCTAAAAAAAAGAGCAATAATACATTTTACTGCGATAAATGCAACATGAAAATTATTGTTAATTGACCGCAAGTGTCCGAATGAATTAAACTTTAACCGCCCACAGCAGTGAGCGGTTTTCTTATACCCGTGTGCAATCAATTGCACTTGACTTGAACACCAACTTCACAAAAACAGCCGTTTTTTGTGAAGTTCGGCGCAGATCAGAACCAAACTTAATAATTTTACCGCCCCTTTTGGAGCGGTATTTTTATACCCAAAAACAATTTATTCCGAACGTTGTGGGCAATGAACACAGTGGGCGGAGAAAGGACAGAAACATGAACAACAGAAGAATTTTCATCGGCTTACAGCACTTCGCAGAAGGCGATGGGGACGGTGGCGCAAGCGCAACAGCGCACAGGCAGGTGTAAATCTTCCGCCTATGCACCCGTTCTGCCGTTCTACAACGCTCCCTGTTCTGCCGAGCGAGGAGGATCTTGACAAAGAACTTGCCGGGCTTTACGACCCTAAGACAAAGCAGATATACACGCCGAATACCGACAGTCACGCTAAAATTGATGATGCGGGCTTGCAAAGCGGCGATGAGGGTGATATAATAACAGAAAAGCGTCAAAAGTCCGGTAAAGGCAGAGGCGGAAATCCATATCACGCCGCAAACGGTAAGTTTACAAATGCGCCGGGCGGGAAAACAAGAGAGAAAATCAAGGAAATCAAGGTTAATGATGATGGCACGGTAACAACCGTTTCGGAGGTATTGCCTAAAACAAAATATGCGCCGTCACCGCAGAGAAATCACAAAGGCGTACAAGTGAGCCAAAACAGATACGGTAAATTGTGTTCAGCATTTAAGGAACGCTATCCTAACGCTACCAAAGGCTCAAAAGGCGTAATTTACGACGATAAGTATGCGTATAAAGCTGAAGCGGATGATAAAGGCGGAATCATTATAACTCATAAACGAATATTGAAGTAGGTGACAGGCAGATGAATAAAAGTAAATTTGAAAAATATAACACTCCTTTTCAGCGATTGTTACGAAATATGTTTGCTGATAGTATAAAAGACGAATGGAAAACGAATGAAGAAAGAGACTTATTTGATAAATTTTTCTTTTTGCTCGGTGCGGCGGAACAGTACGAGGTTGAAGAGGAAATGACTGAGTATATTAAGGTTCATCCTGATGTAACTATTGACGAACTGGACGATTATTTCGAAGAAATTGTTCCTCCGGGCTTACCTCCCTGCGCTTCTGAATGGGAAGATGACGAGGACGAAGAATGAAGCTGAATTATGATTGCGTCCGCAGTGTACTGCTTGCCGTTGAAAAGGCTGAAATGATAGACGAAAATTTATCCTTGACACCGCTTAAAGTCTTTGAGCTATTTGACGGGTTGCCGGAATACAAAGACAACGAGATACTTTACACCGTTGAGAAGCTGAAAGAAGCCGGCTATATAAATGCCACAATTCAATTTGCGGCAGGTCACTATATTGACGGGTTTATCAGCAGTATCACATACAGCGGTCACGAATACTTAGACAATATCCGTGACCCTAAAGTGTGGAGAAAAGTAAAAAGCGTGCTTGCTAAAGCAGGTGCAACCACACTGCCGCTTATTTCACAGGCGGCGCAAATGCTTATCGGCAGTCAGCTGACTGTAAACTGAATATGACGACCGCTCTTTAAGGGCGGTTTTCTTATACCTGTGTGCAATTGATTGCACAAAACTTAATAATTTTACCGCTCCACGAGGGCGGTATTTTTATACCTGAAATATGAAAGTGAGGTTTTTAAACATGAACAAAATTAAGAAAGTTATTATTGCCGCAGTCGGTGTTTTACTGCCAGCGGTTCTTCTGTGTGGTTGTACCGAAGCGAGTAGAGTAACATACAATGTGCAGAAAGAAGCTGATAATTTCAATGTCACAAGGCGGCTGTCGGTTATAAACGCAAGAAGCGATAAACCTGTACTTGAAATTATCGGCAACTTTTCTCTTTCAAACAACAGCAAGAATGAGCTGGTTGTAACAATAGAAACAGCTCCAAATGTGTATAAAGTTGATTATGTGTATCTTAACGACTGGACAATGTACACTGTAGAAGATGTAAGTGGAGCATACGTTGACAAATATCATTACGAGATCAATTTTTTGCCTGAAATGATTGTGCCGATTACATTCACAAGCAAAGACTGATAATTTTACCACTCTGCAAAGAGCGGTATTTTTATACCCACAACACAGAAAGGAGTGATAAAAATGAAAATCGAAATCCGTTCCGCTGATCTTATGCACATCAGCGGATATGTAAACGCTGTCGAGCGTGACAGCAAGCAGCTGCCTGCATCAATGGCACCGGGTATGACAACTCCGTTTGTCGAGCGTATCGTAAGCGGTACGTTTGCAAAAAGCCTTAAAGATCATCCAAAGGTTGAGTTGAGGTTCAATCACAGCAAGGTGCTTGACACTACAGACGGAACGCTTAAACTGCGTGAAGATAGCATAGGACTTCATGCAGAAGCCGACATCACCGACAGAGAGGTAATCGCAGAGGCGAGAGCAGGACATCTGACAGGGTGGAGCTTCGGCTTTTCGGGAGCACAGGCGCACATTGAGCCATGTGACGAGGGTGTACAACGCAGAATGATTACGGGATTGACACTGCACGAGGTGTCAATCCTCAACCGCAACCCTGCTTACATCGCAACGTCAATAGAAACGAGGGGCGAGGAAACGACCGTGACGGAACAGCGCAGTGCCGGAAACGATACGGTCGAGGTAACAGGTGAAATCCGGGAGTTTATCCCCGATTACAGCAAGGAAATAGAAATTTTACAGCTTATGTCGGATTACTCCGACGGAAAGGAAACAGTATGAATTTAAAAGCACTCATCGAAAAGAGAAATGCTCTTATCGCCGATATGAAGTCACTCTGCGATAAGGCTACAGCAGAAACAAGAGCGATGACAACAGAGGAGCAGACAGACTATGACGCTAAGAAGGCGGAAGTCGAGGCACTGAACAAGACAATCCGCTCAATCGAGGAGCAGAACGCTCTTAATCTGAACTCTGCAAAGTCAGACGGCACAGCAACCGACAAGGAGCAGGCGGAAACAAGAGCATTTGAAAATTATCTGCGTACAGGCCAGATAGTCGAAACAAGAGAAGATGTCAATCTGACAAAGGGCGATAACGGCGCAGTCATCCCAGCAACTATCGCAAACAAGATAATCCGTAAGGTTATCGACATCTGCCCTATCTATCAGATGGCAACGAGATACACGCTTGCAGGTACGCTCTCGATTCCCTACTACGACGAAGAAACGCAGGCTATCTCAATGGCATATGCTACAGAGTTTACGGACCTTGCAAGCACATCGGGTAAGTTCCTCAGCATTGAACTCAAGGGCTATCTTGCAGGTGCGCTCTCTAAGGTTTCAAGAAGCCTTATCAACAACTCGCAGTTTGACATCGTTTCATACGTTATAAACGAGGTTTCGATTGCAGCGGCAAAGTGGATTGAAAACCAGCTTATCAACGGCACAGCAAGCAAGATAGACGGTCTTGCCGCAGGCGTTACACAGGTGGTAACGACCGCATCGGCGACAGCTATCACGGCAGATGAGCTTATCGACCTGCAGGAAACAATCCCCGACGTATATCAGGATAATGCCTGCTGGGTAATGAACAAGGCTACAAGAACCGCTATAAGAAAGCTCAAGGACAACGAGGGCAGATATATCCTTAATCCCGATGCAACGGCAAAGTGGGGCTATACGCTGTTCGGCAAGCCTGTATACACAACCGACAGCGTATCGGCTATTGCTTCCGAAAAGACAGCTGTCTACTACGGCGATATGAGCGGCCTTGCAGTTAAGACCTCCGAGGACGTGTTTATCCAGATACTCAACGAAAAGTACGCAACACAGCACGCTGTCGGCGTTATCGCCTGGGTGGAGATTGACGCAAAGGTCGAGAACGCTCAGAAGATAGCCGCCCTTAAAATGAAGAAGGCAGGAGGCTAATAACCTATGACAGTAAAGGCAACGACCAACTTTTCAGGCACCGTCAGTATGGCAAAGGGCGAGGAACGTGAGCTCCCTGCCGGTCCTGTGCTGAACGACCTGCTCTCCTGCGGGTACATAGTGCCTGTGGACAAGGAGGAGAAAAGTGAAGCTAAGCGAGGTAACAAGCGCAAAGATTAAAGCATTCTGCGGTGTCAGCGATGACGAGGACGGAATGCTTGAAATCTGTGTCGGAGCGGCGAAATCCTATATCAAGGGCTATACGGGGCTTGACGATGCGAAAATAGACGAATATGAAGACATCACGGTGGCTTACTTAGTGCTTATAAACGATATGTATTCTTCCCGTGACTTCTCGTCCGACAGAGCGTCGCAGAACCCCGTGACCGCTCAGATACTCGCCCTGCACAGCATAAATCTGCTGAACGGAGTGAATGAGAATGACATTTAACAGAAAAATCACACTCATATCCTCCGAGCAGAAAAACGGCTCGCAGGGCAAAGCGGACAGGGCGGTAAAGACCGTATACGCAAAGGTTTCCGAGCCTGGCGTAACGGCAAAATATGCCGCCGAAACGGCGGGATACAAGTCGGAACTTACGGTGTATATTTGGAGACGTGAATACAGCGGTCAGTCTGTCGTACAGATTGACGGCAAGCGGTATCACGTCGAAACAACCGGAGCGGCCGACAGCGACCTGCATATAAAGCTGATACTGGCGAGAGGAGGCTGACAATGATAACAGAAAAGATTGATTCGGCACTCTCGGCGGTATTTGAGCATTTTTACAGCTATATGCCCGAATTTGAGGACGGCGAAGAACCGGAGAAGTATGCGGTGTACAATTTATCGTACAGGGATACGTTCTTCAGCTCCGGCAGGGCAAATATACGGCAGTATTCCTTGTCTGTGAGCGTATTTTCGCCACAGGCAGACATTGAGCTGTATGACAAAACGCAGACGGCGATAGAGAATGTAGGCGGTATATTTACCGGCACTACCGATCTGTCGCAGTTTGATGTTTATCCCAACAGAAAAATTTTAGTCATGGAGTTTACGCTCTATGAGGAAAGGACATAACTATGGCAAAAGTAATACAGGGTACAGATCGTAAGTCTGCTGTATGCACCAAGCGTTTTGCGTATGCGCCGCTGACAACGGATAACGCCGATACGCTGGCATACGGTGACGTGACCGAGATCAAGGATATACTTATCACAACAAAGTACACTCCTAAGATGAACAGCGCATCGCAGTATGCGAGCGGCGTTGAGGTTGACAGCTATGTAGCTAAGGCAGGCGGTACGCTTGACGTAACAATTGTGAACACAAACTCCGCTGACGAGGTGGCACTTTTCGGTGCAAAGGTAAATACGTCAACAGGCGTGCTTGAAAGCGGCAAAGACGATGTTGTACCCGATGTAATGTGCATCTACAGCACTATGACATCAGACGGCAAGATAAACCTGTATAAGTTCCCCAAGTGCAAGTTCACTTCGCAGGGCGAGAACGTACAGACGACTGATGAGAACGGCGTAACATTCAATAGCCTTGCACTGCAGGCAAATTACAAGGCGCTTATCAACACAGGCGTTGATATGTACTGCGTAAAGGGTCTTGATCCCGTTACAGACAAGGCAAGCATTGACGCATGGTTTGCGACCGCTTCGGGCGTTATTGTAGCTGAAGCGTAAAAAAGTACAGATATGACGGGGCAGGAAACTGCCCCGAAAATTATCTACAGGTGAAAAATGGAACTGATATTAAGATACATAGAACTGCTTGATTTATGCCGCAGTGAACTTTACGATACGTTCCTTGCGGATATAGAGGAAAAATGCCTTGAAGAGATAGGGATACTGCTCAGGTATAACCATAACCACGATCCGCACACAGGCAGATTTACAAGCGGTAACGGGGTTGATAACGGTAAAAAAGATGTTGACAAATTGACAGAGAGTAGTATAATAAATTATGCAAAAGCTACCGATGTTTTCGAGTTGTTCAATAATTCTGAAAATTCTAATTTTGAATTGCAGAATGTAGTTGATTTAATGGAAAAATCCAGTGTCGGTAGAGATGCTTTGGCTAAATTATCAGAAAAAGGTGTCAAACCGATCTTCGATTATTCTGAAGTGCGTCATACTAACAGGGGAATGCAACAAGGAAAATCCATCAGGCTGTATGCGCGTAATATTGCAAATGAAAGAGTGGCCGCACAGACGGTGATACACGAAACTACACATTTATATTATGGCATAGGCCAAAACCAATGGGCCGAAGCTGTCTGTTTTGCAAAAGAAAAAATGTTTATAACAGGCAGGCCTTTAACAGTTGCAGAAAAACGATATATAGTAAAACTTGCCAAAGACAATTATCCCGAGTTTAAGTGGAAGAAAGGTGGATATATAAATGGAAAGCGGCTATGAACTCATAGAACGGTTAAGAAAAGGCGAAAAGATCAAGTGCACAGATTGCCAAAAAGGATATTATACCACTAACACAGAAGATGTTTCGACTGCTCGTGAATTTCGATGCAATAAATGCAATAGTGTGTTAAGAATATCGCCAAACATTACAGTTGAGTGATTGTGCTTGATTTTAACTTGCACGGCCCAGATATCACGTTAAACAAACGGCTTAACAAAGCCAAATGTTAACTTGTAAAAAATAATAATTTCACCGCTCTTAAAAAGGGCGGTATTTTTATACCTCAAAAGGAGTAACAATGTTCACAGAACTTTTAAACAAGAAAATTTACATCACAGATACTTTATATCTGCGATATGACATAAAAGCGTTTATCGAAGCGGAAGAAAAGGGTATCAGCCCGTTTGAGCTGACTTTCCCTCTGCCGCTTGACTACATCAGAGCGGGACTGAGATGTTGCTTTGATGAGCTGGGGTTCAGCTCGGCACAGCGTTCCGAAATAGTGTCCGACCTAACAACACAGTTATCACAGGAATACCTGCAGGACAGGGTACTTGCCGCTACGACTGCCGCACTTCCTGCGCCGATAGTGGGAAGTAAGCCGACAGAAGAAAAGCCCGACTTCAAGAAGCTCCGCAGTCTGTTTATAGATATTATGGGACGGACGGAGGAAGAATTCACATATTCCACGCTGTATGAAATAACGGACAGATGGAACGACTACGCAACGTTTATGGGGTACAAAGCCCCGACAGAGAGGTTTGTACAGTATGACGATTAAAGACAGCCGTGCGTACAAATACGCCGTGTGGGCATCGCAGGACAACTCCGGTAAGGTCGGAAGATACGTCAGAAAGCAGTGCGCCGAATGGCTTAAAGCTGTCGATGACGGTTATGTAGATGTTCAGGAATGGAACAAGATAACCGCACTGCTCAAAGCCATACAGCACCCGGACTTAGGCCGTGATATGTACTCATCGCTTGAAGATTACAGCCTGCTTTTTATCTATGCGGTGCTTTGCACGAAAACTGACGGGAAGCTGTATTACAGCACGGGACTGCTCGAAATCGCTCGAAAGAACTACAAGACGTTCACAGCGGCGGTAATATTCATCATCGGTATGCTGACATTGCCGCGCTTTTCCCGTCTGTTCTCTGTAGCTCCCGACCTTAAGTTGTCAAGCGAACTTAAGGTTGCTATCAAGAAAATTATAAAATCCTCTCCGCTGCTTGAAAAGCATTTCAAGATTATGCGGTCCGAGATCAGATGCTTGATGTGTGATACGGAGTATACTCCGCTTGCTTATAGTAAAGATGGACTTGACGGTAAACTGGCTCACCTGTTTCTTGCCGATGAGGTTGGCGCAATGGACAGCTATCCTATTGAAGCAATGCGTTCTTCACAGATTAACCTTAAAAGCAAGCTCGGTATACTGATCTCTACACAGTACCCGAATGATGATAACGGATTAAAGGACGAAATCGACATAGCAAAGAAACAGCTTGACGGGGTGTACATCTCCGGTAAGAGATATTTTGCGTTACTGTATGAGCCTGATATAGAGATCGTCCCAGACTGGAAGACGAATGATAGCGTGCTTTTACAGTCGAACCCTGTAGCTGTGGATAATGCGGATCTGTTCTCGGAGCTTAAGGACAGTCGTCAGCTTGCCGTGCTGTATGAAAACAAGCGTGAGAACTTCCTCTGCAAGCACTGTAATATTCAGTATAAGGGCATAGGTAGTGAGGGTTATGTTGACCTTATATCCGTGCAGAACTGTTCGCAGGACGTGCCTGACGAATTCTGGCGGGGTAAGATAGTCTATCTCGGACTCGACCTCTCTCAGACAGAGGATAATACGGCGCTCGCTATGATATGCTATCACGAGGGCAGGATATATGTTAAATCAGTAGCGTTTGTTCCAGCGGAAAAGGTGGAGGAAAAATCGGTAAAGGAGCATGTCAATTACAAGACGCATATTGCAAACGGTGATTGCTTTGCGTGCGGCGATTACATCATAGATTACGGCTTTGTCGAGAATTACATACTGGCGCTGCAAGAAAAGTACGGCGTTATAATAGCTCAGCTCGGCTTCGACCGTTGGAATGCGCTCTCCACAGTGCAGAAGCTCGAAAGCGCCGATGATCCGATAGAGTGCGTAGAGATACGACAGCATTCAAGCGTGCTTCACGCTCCGACTAAGTGGCTCAAAGAGCAGATACTCACAGGAAATGTCGTTTTTGCAAAGAATGAACTGCTTGAAATAAATTTCAGCAACGCACGCTGTACAGAGGACACAAACCTGAACAAGTACGTTAATAAAAAGCGTTCTGCTGGCAAGGTCGATATGGTGGTGTCGCTGATAAATGCGGTGTATCTGCTTCAGCAGGAGATACTCAACGGCGATTGCGGCGTGTTCGTGCAATATTGACAATGTTCTCCGCTTGCTGTATAATGTAGGCAGAAAAGGAGGAAATACTTATGTATTTGAAATTGTTGACTACTGATTACGCAACCACTACCACGAATGGTATACTTATTTTGATTATGCTGCTTATATGTGCGGCTGGTGTCTATTGCTTTTATCGCTTAATAAAACGTAGCAAATTAAACAAACAGTATATTGAAGAAAGTGGTTACAAAGTCACAGATGAATTGGGTGATCTTAAAGTAGATAAAAATAATTCTGTCTGGTGGGTAAAAAACTATTTTGGTGAGCCTAAAATTCGCAACTTCAACGAAGTAATTGACTATGAGCTTGTTGTAAATGACAACACTGTTAAAGGAAAAGGCGCATTTTCAAGGGCTGTTGCCGGTGGATTACTATTCGGCGGTGTTGGAGCGGTGGCAGGAGCTTCAACAGCAAAACGGGTAACTGTTGTTACGGCACTATATATCAATGTGTATCTGAAAGACGGCACACTTGAAAGAATAAACTTCATTAACACCGCAACTAAAGCAGATTCTTTTACATATAACACGATGAAGGATTGTGCTGAAAAAGCCAGTGCTTTGTTTACGGCTATGATTGCGGACAATGAAAGCAAAAACGCCTCTCCTGCTTCGACTATAAGTGCGGCAGATGAGATAGCAAAGTACAAAAAACTGCTTGATGACGGCGCAATAACCGAAGAAGAATACAATGCGAAGAAAAAGAAGTTGATGGAAATATAACAAGGGATTAAGCTCAAAACTGAATAAATCATCCACTCCGAAAGGGGTGGATTTTTTATACCCAAATTTCTGAAAGGAGCGATAAAATGTCCGATGATTTATTTACTCTTGATTTATCCGGAATGGACCTTAAAGATCTCATTCAAATAGTAAACGAAATGGATAGCAAACTGAACAACAAAATCATCCCCGAAATTCTTGAAGAAGTCGGCGATGAACTGATAGACGAAGAACGGCGAATGCTGCAGGGCAGGTCGAATAAAGACGGATCTCCGACAAAGCTCAGCGGTCTGTTGTCAAAGCAGATAACGAAAACAGGCAAGCTGTACAAAGTAAAAGCCGGGTATGACACAGCTACAATTAAAGCACATCCTGAAAGCGTAATTATCGAGTTTGGCAGACCGGGCAAGAAAAGCCGCAAGAAAGGCGGCAAGGATAAGCTCGGCAGAAAGATAGGCGCTGTGCAGGCATACTCGCACATCAGAGCGGCGCTTATATCAAAAAAAGAAGCAATCACGGAGCTTGCGGAAAACCGCTTCCGTGATGAAATAGAAGAACTGTGGGAAAAGGGAGGTAAAAAATAATGGCACAGGAACTTACTGCGAATTTCGGGGCGAACAGTACGAAATTTTCTAAGGGCGTACAGGAAATAAAAGCCCAGCTCACCGAGCTTAACAAAGCACTTGAACTCAATAAGCAAGCCGTTGCAGACACAAACAAAAAAGCTAAGGAATACGAAAAAGAGCTTGATCAGCTGAAAACAGCCGAAAAAGAAAACGGCACAGCTACAAAAGAACAGAAAGCCCGGATGGCAGAGCTTGAAAAGGAGATTGACAAGGCACGCACCAGAGCCGCACAGCTTAAAGCTGAACAGATCGACTTGAAAACCGGGCTTAAAGAAACCACAAGCGAGTTGAAAAAGCAGAAGTCAGGCGTTTCCGGTGTTTCCGATGAGATGAAAAAGATGAAAACGCTGATAACCGGCTTTATTGCGGCTTACGGCGGTAAAAAGCTTTGTGAACTGCTGATAGGCTCGAATGACGAAATGGAGCAGTATACAACCTCGCTTGAAGTTATGCTCGGTTCTGCGTCAAAAGCATCAGCAATGATAGAGAAAATGCGAGACTTTGCCGCAAAAACGCCGCTTATGCTTGAAAATGTAATCTCCGGCGGTTCGCTTCTGATGAGCTATGGTGTGGATGAAAGTAATCTGATTGACACTATGACAAAGCTCGGTGACCTTGCACGCGGAAACGCCGAGAAAATGGACAGAATAACGCTTGCCTACGGTCAGATGCTTGCAAAGGGCAAGGTTACAGGCGAAGAACTTATGCAGATGACGGAGGCAGGTGTACCGCTTCAGACAGCACTTGCCGAAAGCATAGGCGTGACAGGTGAAGAATTTTCCAAGATGGTTTCCGCAGGCAAGGTCGGCATAGACGATCTGAACAAGGCTATAACTGGGCTTACAACAGGCAACGGAAAGTTTGCGGGAATGATGGAAAAGCAGTCACAGACTATGCAGGGTATGCTCAGTACCTTGCTGGATAACATATCCGAGTTCTTCCGCAAAATGGGCGAGGGCGCTTTCGGAGAAGTAAAATCTGCACTGCAGGAAGCGTCCGATCTTTTAGCAGAATGGGAGGAGGATGGAACGCTCGACAGATGGGCACAGGGAGTAGGCGTACTGATGAAAAACCTAATCGCTTTCCTGAAGCAGGCTATCTCTGTAGGGCTTGACTTCAAGGAAGCAATAATAGCGGGGGCTGTGGCTCTCGGCACGTTTAAAGTCGCTATCGGAATGGGTAATGTCATAAGTGCAACAGTAGCGGCAGTAAAGAGCTTTACAACTGCGACAAAGGTAGCAACAACGGCGCAGGCGGCTTTCAATGCTGTCGGTGCGGCTAATCCGTATGTGCTGCTAGGCTCCCTTGCCCTTGCGGCGGTAAGTGCCATCGGGGGCGCGTTCGCCATGTCGGCAGGAAATGCAGCGGACAGTGTGGATAAGCTGCACAGCAGTATAGGCAGTATGGCGTCAGAAGCGCAGTCGTTTGTTGATGAGAACAAGAAATTATCGCAGATTATCAGCGATTATAAGAATATATCGGAGAGCAGTGCCGATGTAACAACCAAAGCCGAACAGCTGAACGCTATTCAGCAAACTTTGAATGCAACCTTCAGCGATTCGGCAAGCAATATTGATTTAGTCAACGGCAAATATGAAGAACAGCTGAAATTGTTGAAAAACTTATCCGAAGACCAAAAAAACCGTGAAATTAACCGTATAAAAAAAGACCTTGCAACGTCTTCGAAAGAGATAAAAGAAATAGAAGGCAATTCGTTTACATTTGATTTTCAGTATACGGGCAAGTCCAAAGATATTCTGGACGAGCGTATCAACAGCTTGATGGAAAAATATAATACCAATCCCGCCTTCGCTAAAATCAACATACCTTTCGGTATGACCGCCGAAAGTGGCAGCTTCAGCACTCTGATTCAATATGCTGATATTGATGAGCAGATTGATATATACCAAAGTCTGAAGGACGCTATTCTTGAAACAGGCGAGGCTAACGGAGAATTATCCGATACTTATGATACAGTATTTGACAGGCTGAAAGAATTGCAGGATATAAAAAATAATAATGATTCCCTTAAAGATTCGCTTGCCGCACTCACTACCGCCACCGATGGAAACGCCGCCGCAACAGAAACCACAACTAAGAAAACCGAAGAAAACACCGAGACCAAAAACAATAACATAAAAACCACCGAAGAACTTGCCGACAGCACATCGACACTCGTCAAGAATCTTAACGAACTGGCTTTTGCCTACGCAGAGCAGGGGAAGAACGGCAATATATCCTATGACACTATGCTGAAGCTTATAGACGCAGGGTATACGCAGTGCATAAGCCTGGACAACGAAACGGGCAAGATAAAGCTGAACACAGAAGCGTACAAGGAGCTTGCAAAGGCAAAGCTTGCTTCACAGATAGCGGAGTACGACGCTAAAATCGCCGAATCAGACGACTATCAGAAAAAGTACGATGAAGCCTTTAAGGCAAATGATGCCGCAGGTATGGCGAAATACTCAAAGCTGCTTATCTCTGCCGAAATAGAGGGCGATACCGATAAGCTCAAGCGTGACGCACTAAAGGCAATGTATGACAACTTCGATACCTATATGGAAGCTGGTAGTTTCAGCGGTTCGGGCAGTTCTTCATCATCAAGCAGTTCCGATAACGAGTTTAAGAAAGCTTCGGAGGCATACAAGACCGAAGCAGATAAAAAAATCGCCCTCATAAAGCGTGAACTTGAAGCAAAGAAAGAGCTTCGTGACGCTACGATAAAAGCGATTGACGATGAAATCGAAGCCCGCAAGCGTTTGAATGAGGACAACGACCTCGAAAAGCAGATAAACGAAGTTAAAGCACAGCTTAAATACAGTCAGCTTGACGAATTCTCCCGTGAGCAGATGGAGAAAAAGTTACAGGGATTGTACGATGATAAGGCGGAAAAGGAATGGCAGAGGAACGCACAGGCCCGTAAGGATGCCGCAAACGCAAAGTATGAAAGCGAGCAGAAAAGCTACAACAATCAGATCAGCGCAATTAACGAAAGCTTGAAAACCGTACAGCAGATAATGTCGGCTATGGCTGACGGCTCAAAAACCGTTGAAAGCATAGTCAATAACGACAATACACGGAATAACACGGCGAACGTTAACCTTATCGGTACGGCTCTGACAATGGCTCAGATAACAAAGGCGGTCAAGGACGCACTGATGGACGATATTGTAATCAGATAGGAGAAAAGTATGGAGAAAATCACATTTTCAACCGTTCTCGGCACGGCGGTGACTATCGATGATGTTAATACATCATCTGACGCAGACGGATACATACCGCTCCACCTGCTTAGCTTTGAGGGAAATGCTCTCGGATATAAGCACGACAGCTCGGAGCGTGTCGGCTTTGACGGAGCGGGTTTTTACGGAGCAAAAGCAAATATCCGTACTATCACCGCAGAAATCGCTCTGCTTCCTCGCAGCGGAAAGCCGGCTACGATGTACGAGCTTCGCAGAAAACTCCTGCGGTACTTTCCCGCCGGTGTTGAAGGTACGCTGAAATACACGAACAGCGCCGGCAAGACATATCAGATTGAGGGGGTTGTCAGTGAGTTGCCTGCGGTAGAACGGCAGGCAGGTGTGCTGTGCACAGCGAAAATATCGATACTGTCATACGTTCCGTTCTGGCGTGTAAAAGCGGGAGATGTGGAAGTATCGGCAACTGCAGGAAAAACGCAGTCGGTAAATTTCACAGCGCAGACGGAGGATAAAGTGCCGGCTATGCTCAGCATAACGGCAACAGCTGCCATGACGGGTACCGATACGCATTCGGCAATAATTACGCTTTCGGGGCGTGAAATGCCTGTGTCGTACAACAGCATGAGCGTCTACGGCAAAGAGCCACAGGGGACATACAAAAGCGCCACAGGAGAGCTTCAGCTGACAAAATACCTGAGCACAAGTGATGTGATAAACATTGACTGGGGACTTCTTGGCAAGGTGTATATACCGTATTCTCAACGTACCGGTATTGACCTGATAAAGTCAACATCGCAGTATATTTATCCCGGCAATAACACTTTATCGGTAAAGAACATTGCAACAGCAGGCACGATAAAAGCAAAGCTGGTGCGTTTTGATTATGTAAGGAGTATCTGATGATAGTTAGAGTATACGATTTTTTATCGGTAAAGAAGCCAAAGTTCTCGCAGAATCTCGTCGGTATCGTATCTGATATTGAAAGTTTCAAGTATACACGCAGAGCATACGACATCGGCAGTTTCGAGATGACAATACCTACACATGCTGATGAAGCCGGATGTATACAGCCGGACCGTATGCTGATAGTCGGGGAAAAGCTCGGTCAGACATATATAGCAAGCGATCCGACAAAGCGTATAGTAAAAGGAACGTTTCTTTATGTTACAGACATTGAGAAGAAGGACGATAAGATAGCCGTCACCGGATACGACTTAAAGTATCTGTTTGCGCTTCGTGTCACGCTTTTTCCAAAAGAAGAACAGGACAAGGGAACATACGGCTATTATGTCACAAGTGGCACGACATTTTCGTGTATCTCGGACATCGTCAACTACAATATCGTTAATGCTACAGACAGCGACAGACAGATATACGGTATGTTCGGTATAACGATGCCCGTTGACCAGATTAACGCAGACCCGCCGCTTACAGGCATACAGGATGACCGCTACATGACACGTCTTGAGCCTGTCAGCACAGCAATTTTTAATCTGCTAAAAAACTGCAAGACGCATTTTTACGATATGCGGCTGATTATAGATGATAATGCGGAAGACGGTGACAACTACAATCCGCACATGGAGTCAAGCGAGGATAAGCCTGTTATCATCATAGACGAGAGCAGGTATAACATAAAAAGTTATACACGCAAGGACGGAACATCGGCATACAAAAACGCTATATATGCCGTAGTCGGTAGTGGTGATGATGTCACGGTAAAATGCGTGAAGCGCCCCGATGATACCGCAAGCGGAGTAAAACGCAAAGAGGTTGTGCTTGATGTCGATACCGACAGTGTAGCCGAGATAGACAGATACGCACTTAAGGCAGCGGAAGAATATGTAATATCCGATGATTTTGAGATAGAACCGCTGTTTATGGATGATGAAACCGAACCTGAGCTTGCACAGAAGGTATCTATCCGCATTGACGGAGTGGAGTACGAAACGGTCATAACTGAAATTACAGACGAGTACGCAAACGGCAAGCATACGCAAAGCTATGTCTGCGGTGACAAAAAGCTGAAAGTGCTTAATGTGCTGAACAAGGCAACGGCAGGAAATACGCAGAAAATCATAAACAACAAAATTACTACCGGTAATGCCGGCGGTGTCGGAAAGTTTACCAACGCAGATAAAAACTGTGAGGTGTTCAACGACTACAAAAACAATGTTGCATCAGCGTACTATTCTCATGCCGAAGGGTATAAGACTACAGCTAACGCTCCGTACAGCCATGCGGAGGGGAGCAACACTGTAGCGTCAAATCCGTCCTGTCATGCAGAAGGGACAGGGTGTGTGGCGAGCGGTCAGAGCTCGCACGCAGAGGGCGAGAATTGCCGTGCAACAGGCAGTTATTCTCATGCCGAGGGTCAT